TTGAGTCTGCTGTAACAGCATAGTAGTTCTTTTCTGCCTTCTTCTTGATCTTAAACACCATCCAGCGAAGACCGTCTGGCAACCCTTCGGTACCAAAGAATTCAAACTCTCCCATTGGGTGAGAGACTTCAATCTCGTCTTTCTCAGCTGTCATAGCGATCTTTGGCATTACACCCTGCCAGATATCTGCGAGATCTTGTTTATCAAGATTGTGTTTGAACTCAAAGATGTACATAGCGAATGGTTCAATGTCTGAATACGACAAGAAGTTAAACTGTGGAGGAACCACGTAGTTCTCCATCTTATCGATCATATCCGACACAGACGTAACTCGAATCTCTTTTGCACTACCAAGGTCTCCAGATTTAATTGCTGGCTGTCCTGTCGTGATATTGTTTCTTTGTGTATCGAATACGGTTCTATCGATTTTGATTAGATTCTTGCCATCGATGAATGTGGTTCTGGTTGATGCGTTTTCCAAGAAAGGAATAGCAATGATAGCTTCAGAAATTTCTTTATTGTCTGCAAGCTCACCAACTCTTTCTTTTGCTGTCTGGAAACCACAAGCTTGGAGGAGAGAACCGGTAGTTTGATTTAGAACATCTGTTAGTTTGCCAGGGAAGCTATCTCTAACTTCTAAAAAGATACCTTCAGACGACACGGGCTGTTCGCCATATCCACTCCACATTCCGCGTCCATATCCGCTTCCAGTGATATCGGGCTTTGACCAGATGGTCTTAACCGGATCAAAGCTCTGCACAGAACCTGTATCTAGGTTGGGAACTGCTATAAATTCTTGATTAACGAAATTAAGCGTAGGAGTTTCCATTTTTGACGAGATTATCCACTTCGTATTACCTTGGTCCACGTTGCTGGTTGCGCTTTTCACGCTAAATTTGTTGGCAGATTTTCCTTGTAGATCGAATTCAACAATCTTCTCTAGTGTTTTGCCGAACAGATTCATACTAGCGTCTAGTGACATTGCGCCAGATATAGCAGGACAATTCAACCCAACATAGTTCTCTAGTCCAATGTTAAAATACTCCACTGATATTTCCGAAAATATTTCTTCTAGAGTATATGCCTTACTGGCAGTTGGTTCAAAAACAAATCTAGCGATTGATTCTCCCTCAAAATATGGAGGGGTATATGGAGCATAAGCCGGGTCAGCCCAGGCTCCTGTCATGTTTACATCTAGATCAGCCAATCTTTTCTGTGGAAAACCAAAATATCTTCCATTAGCTTGTTCCCCATATGTGCCAATCGAGTCAGCCACCAACGGGTAAGCCTCCATCATCACGAAATTATCTGTCTTTTTTAAAGAAACGTCCATGTAGTAGGTTTTTGAGCTGTCAAAAACTTGCCACTGGTTTTGCGGCTTAGAAGAAAAAGAAGCCAGCTTCTCTTGTTTAAGAAAAAATTTGACCACTTCTGAAAAAAAGTTACTTGCTGCAAGTTCATAGTTAAATTCACGTTGGTGATCCCATATAAAAAATGGAAAATCGTTATCGGTGTTAGCTGTTGTGGGCCAAGTATGAAAAATGGTAGTGAGTGGCAGGGTGCCGAAGACCCCCCCACCAACGACATCTTCTACGGTCTTTGGAATTCCTAAATTGGGAAAAATAATCGATTCGAACGGAACTCGATAATTTGGCAAGGCTGCAAGAGTAGCGGCGACGGTAGCTCTAGCGTTAACGCCCCCCGCGTCGCTGAAATACATACGCACCAAGCTGTCAAGGCTGGTGGCTGTTACTGAACCCGTAAATACCGGATAGTCTACAGCAATTCCAGACTTAATCGTATTGTACATAATGCCAGGAGAAAAAAACGGCTGTAAATAAGAATAAGCTAATCCAACAGTAGCTTTTGAACCTAAGCTGTACCCTCCCGGCGTTTCGGGATCCGTAGAAAGTGTGATTTCTCCAGATGGCGGCGCGCCGGGCGTCGAGGTTGTCTGATAACCACCAACCGTAAACGCTCCTATCGATTGAGAAAACAAACTAGCCAATTGTAATGTTCTAGAAGAAGGATAAAATCCGTTATATGGCAACAGCTTCTTGATGCCCTTGCACTTCAGCTTGATCTGAGTTATGGATGCTTGATTCTTATGTTCTGATGAGATTTTTTCTTGAGAAGATAACAGTTCCGTATGTGAATATGACTTAAAGAAATTTGAATCAAAACGACTTGTTTCAGTAACAGCGGAAGCATCATGGGCTCCTGCACCATCCAAAGTCAAAAATTTATGGTTCGTGCTTCTGAAGTTTCCACCAGCCTCGTTTAAGAAATAATCCATGTGTTCGGAAATATTAAACTCAGGAACAAGAGAGTAGTCTTTTCCCATCGCCCTTATGTCGTCTGCGTACTGTTCGTACGAATCGTACCAAGGATTCTTCCCAGCTAGTTCGGCTGTTCTCCATTGCAACCCGGCGTCGAAATAACTCTGGGTTAAGATGGTTGCACCATCTTCAAAGTAGTAGCCCTCCAAGAAAGAAAGATATTTAGCTCGCGGAAGACCCGTGTTTATCTCTGTTACACTTAGACCGGCTGCGCTGCGAAAGAACGATTCTTGTTCTATAGTGGAGACAAACCAACTCTTTAAAGCGTCAGCAGGAACGTCCGCAGAATTCTTCACGCCCACCAAGTACAAAGCACTATTAAGTTCGCCGCCGCCAGGATACACTGCCACGAAGAAGGCGCGTGTGTTGATGTGGCTATATTCCAGGTATTCCGGAGGAAGTCGAGTATCAAAAGGGTACAAAGAAATTCCAGGTATTTCTGGTAGACTACCGGTCACTCTATAGGGTGGAGTATTGGTAGGCGAGGTCGTAAACTCTCCGTCTGTAGGATACTCAATCACCCACCCTTGTGAGTTAAGAGCAGAACCAGAACCAGCCAAAGTTGGATGTACTGACCTCTTTCGGTCTTCTACACTGTCTCTCCAGAACGCTCTTTGGCTTCCGTAGACGCCATCATATCCGTCTTTACCAAAACCTGGCTGATCTGTAATATACTCAGCTCTTCCTCTTGTCCTTGCAAGATACGTGTTCTCTTCTTTGGGGAAGACAACTTCACCATAAGTCAGACCAAGGAACCTAGAAATAGGATTATCTTCTTCTGGTAGGTCTGGATCTGAATAGAAGTCTAAGAGCTTGTCATAGGTCTGTGGAGTTCCATTTTCCAGTGACAGTCTTGCATTCAAGTCTTTGTTTGCAAACATATTCAGGTTGTTTGCGTATGTGTGACGGACGTTCTGTCCAGCCAAGGGATCGACTGAACCCTTCAGCAACAAGCGATGATCGATCGGCTTGTATTTCGAAGAAACTGGTGGTTCGACGTATATCGTAGAGTCTGATGAGTGCTTGGCAGCGAACCTTCTCCTCATCGACCATCTATCTAGCGTAAATGTCTCAGAAGGGTTCTGAACGACATACTTGTTTTGTCTCTGTAGCGCCTGTACTATGGGCTTTTCACCACCGCGAATTTGTTTCCAAGAAGGGTGTTGATAAGGTCCATTCTCTATCAAAAAGTTTGCCTTGTTGAAGTTTTGCCAACTTTGAGGGAGGTGTTCTTCGATAGCGAACTTGCTTATGTCGCCAGAGAGAACCCCGTGTTGTCTACCTGTTGCGTCTATCCACTTGTTTCCTGATATTCCAGTATCGTACAGCGACAATATCCCCAATTTTTCGTCCAGCAGTGTGTGACGGACCTTGTCGAAAGACTTCGGATATTGATCTTGCTTGGTCTTTCTGTACAGAATTTCTACATCGGATGATGCTAGCTCTTTATTCCATACAGCAAAGTGTTTGAATTTTGCTTGAGCTGCGTAATACTCGCTCATACCAACAACGAAGTTATCAGCCGCACTTATTGGTAAAGTCGTCTCAGCCGGATCAGCCTCGGTCCATTCCAGTGTTCCATTGACATACGCTTTTAAGACCTTTTCACTCTCGTTATACGTGATGGTTACGAATGTCCACTCTTTTAACCCTATTGGTGTCTGGACCAATCCGCTTCCGAACAAAGTAGCACCAGACTGTGCATACAGTCTGTAATCACCGGGACCATAACCATAAATCGTAACAGAAAACGAAATTCCGCTTGTTGCCGACAAGTCTTCGTTAATAAATACGTGTCCAGAGTTACCCACGGCGTCGACTTCGTCGTTCATATACATCCAATAGGATATAGAGAAACTTCCAGAAACAAGTTCTCTGGAGGTGTTTGGTAACGAGATCCAAGATGAATTGCTGGCAGCTTGAGAAGCGTTTAGCACCTGTAGCGGTTCAAAGGTTCTGATCGCGTTTTTGTCAGAACTGCTGATACCCAAGTGATCGTAGTAATCGTATGCCTGGAACGGAAGCGTGTAAACGTTGACTGAGCCTGCCTTGTAATCGGTACCGCTTGAACCAAGTGGGGCGCCGGCTGCCATCACATCCCCTAGTGAGTTGATCGAAACCGATGTTCCCAGAGAAGCTTCACCGGGGTCCAGATAGCTGTCGATAGGAACAATATTTAGTTTCTGCTCTTCCAAACTCCACCCAAGAGAACCGCTTTGATAAATGTAGACCACACCGCTGTTGTCGGTGCTCGTGCTGCCGGGAAGGTCATAGTTGGGAGACCCTACGAGTAGAATGTTGCCAGCTGAATTCAAGGCAACGCTAGAACCGAAGTTCTCATCAGCGAACTGCACAGTTGGAGCGGCTATCAATTGTTCTTCCGCCCACCCAGGTGGTCCACCCACAGAAGAGCTTCGAAATATGTGGGTGGCGTCTTCAAAAGAGCTGCCAGCAGCCACAACATCCCCGAGATCGTTAATCGCAACCCTTCCACCTAATCTATCCCCAGCAGTTGCAGTTTCTAGCACCTGTTCTTCGTACCAACCACCCACAGAAGCGCTGCGGAACATATGGACAGACCCCGCATCAGCCCCTGGGGTATCTGACCTCCATGCACCAGCAGCGATAAAATCTCCAGCAGCGTTAATCGCAACCGAAAATCCAAGCTGGTCGCCGGCAAGCGCAGTATCAAGTTGTTGTTCTTCAGCCCATCCACTTGAGCCGCTACGATACACATAAACAGAGCCAGAGTCGCCATATGCTCCAGCTGCAAAAACGTCTCCGATGGAATTGATTGAAACACTTTCACCAAGAAAACCCGGACCAGTAGTGCGCGAGATGGTGTCTTCTAGTTCCCATCCGTTAAGTGAATCCTTCTTGAAGATTTGTACTATTCCCGTCGCCGTCGCTCCAGTCTGGGGGGCTCCAACAACAGCGACAGTACCTTCCGAATTCATAGAAACTGACTGCCCTAGAGACCAATTAGTTTGCCCTGTCTCAAACGAGGCTTCTTTCTGCCATGATCCGTTTAGCTTCTTATAGAATGCAACAGAACCAGCGAAGGAAGCAGGAATATCAGAAGCGTTAATACCAACAACAAAGGCGTCGCCGCGACCGTTGAGCGAAACAGACTTACCAAACTGATCGAGGTTTGCTCCAGCAACATTTACAGTTCGTTCTGCATCAAGCGGAAAACTGAAACTCAAGTTGTCGTTAATTGGACCACGACCTGGGCTGAACACTATGTCAGTATATGCGCCACCTCTGTTTGTGTATGCTCCGTCTCTTTGGTGTCCACCAAGGTCGTATGGACTAGTGATTGCAGAAGCGGTAATCCACGAATAGTTCAGATCGTTTTGTGGTATTTCATGTTGGACATACCAATTGTCGTGCAGATCGTCATGTCCTGTTCTTCTTAGTGTATTCTTGTTTGTCTTGTGATATGCTCCTGACACAGCGTCAGTCCACCAACTTCCTGTGTGTTCTGCAAAGCTTGATTGTCCTTTATCTCCAGCATGCTGGGTCAAAAGAGTTCTCAGCGGAAGACGAACAAGCAGATTTCTGAACGGCAGGGCGTTGTTTGGTGCGTATTCTTCTGCCTCAATGTCCAACACCCCGCGAGAGCTAACATCGGTGCCACCGGGCGCATTGAATCTCTCAACAAACACAAATTTGTTCACATCACGAGTAGGAAGCTCATAGTCCACCAACCCTGAGACGAATGGAGAATTTGACGCTGAGACAACAAGATTTCCCGCTTTAACGAGGTGTCTGTTGTTGATCCTTCGTCCAGAAGTGTGAACGATTTCGTAATCGTGAGTAAAGTTTCCTAAAACAACGGACCCTGTAGTAGAACGGATGTTCCGGATGTTAACTGGTCCTTTTGAGGCGTTGCCGCGTAGCATCGAAGCGCGAGGAGTCTGGGTTCCGTAGAAGTCAGAACCGTATACACGCAGTTCTCCTGCGTTGCTCAAGTCGATAACAAACCCTTCAGGACGAGTTGTGGCATCGTCAGATGCCGTATTTAATGCAACGTGTCTAAACTGATTTCCACCAACGTGTTCCTGGGTGAATGGACCCTGCATCGGCGAATGTTGCTCGTTTCCTACGGTATCGATGTGCAAATTGGCAATATCTCTGCCAGGAGCAAAGCTCGCAGAGATTAATGCGTTGTATCCAGTGTTGACCGATGAACTAAAGATTCCAAAGGGCAAACTGTTTTTTGTATCATCAATTATTGTCATATTTATTCGTCATCACAATCAAGCTCGGTAAGATCAGCAGCGGTGATCACTAAGTATCCGCCAGTACCAAATCTACCATTTTGTCTTGCTATGGCGCTATTTTTTACCCTTGATTCCGACTCAACGGTCATATCAACCTTGAAATCATACACTCTAGTGAAGCTTCTGTTAAGGGCGCTTAGCGTAGCCTGGAAGATTGCGTTCCTGCTTGAATTAAGATCTGTTCCGGTCTTGTTGTTTCTCTCGGCGCGCGCGAGCCACCAAAGACAGCTTTCGCTTTCTGACAAAGAAAGCGGGGCGTGACCAAACTTCCAATTGTATTTATGAGTATTGATACTGACCGCTCCAGCTTCAGGTGGTTCCTGTTTCAATTCTAGCGTAGGCAGCTTATTCCAGTATTTATTGCGCTCCAAAACATGACTCTCAACAACGGTACTCAATTCCTCAGAGAAGTTTGCTGATGCCGGGATCAACTGCAACGTCATCTGCGTAATAGCATTGTCGATCCACTTGTAGAAATCAATATATTTTTCAAGATCTGGGGTATTTCCTACCCTTTGGAAGAACAACGAGCGCAACTTTTCCATATCGTCATAACGTTGCTTATATCTATTGATTGGTTCTCCAATCAAGTTGTTAAAGTCGGCAATCGTACCAAAGAATCGTATCATTTCTTCTGAAATGGTCTGGTACATGCTCTTTTCAATGGCAAAATAGTGATTTACTGGACGTGTGTCTTTGGTGAAGTTCTCATCATCCTGGCTTCTAATTTCAACCAAGTCATCGCTATTAATCGTTTCAGGTAATCTGTGTTTTGCAGCGTAGACGTACTCTCGTTGCACCACATCCGTGTCATTTCGCAAGAAAAAGTTTCCTCTTCCCGTGTGCTGGTTTTGTGTGACTGCGCCGATAGAAGCCCAACGCCCCAACAGGCTCGCCGAACCAGAAGATGCGTCTTCTACAGAGAAACCAGCATCCGAAGTGTTAGCTGGTGGGGCTCCCGACCCATTATCAGAACCAGTTACCGTATCAAAATCCCAGTGGATAGCGAGTGCTTCAATCTGTGGAGCGAAACCTCTTGACAAGGCTGAGGCATTAAAGGCATCAACGCTTCTATATGGATGTTCCGGACCAAAACTCGTTGGGTCTTTTGCGTGCTCACGGATAATAGCGTCCTTAATGTTGGTCAGCCAGTATCTGACTCCAGAAATCTTCACATCAGAGAAATGCTCGTTATTCAAGCCGTTACCAGTCAAAACTGAGCCGGTCATATTCTCTCTGTGCGCTCCAACATAAATTCTCTTAGCTGCGGCGAAGTGACCTTCTGCAAGCGACGCTGCCACGCTAGCAGTTACCAGAAATTCGTTCTGTATTACGTCCAAAACAGCGTTTACGCCCTGGAATTCCAAATCGTAGTTACCAACCCCGCTTCCTAGAACACCGTCAGCAAGAGGAAACTTCTTTGGCTTAAGCCTTACTGCAAAGTTCCACTTCTCGTTGTCGTATACGTCTCGGAAGAGGCTGCTTGTGATCACTGTGCCCAAGTAAGAGGATGAGAGGGCGAAATAAGCGTCTTTAGACTCCTCTTCCAGCCTAATGGCGAATACGCTCATTTCTGCACGATCCGAACCGAAGAAAGTCGTGCTTGCAACGCTGCCCGAATCTGCCTCGTGCATGCCAAACAACGAACTTGAAACGAAATCGGTCCTAAAGAAAAGCGGGTTGTCCTTCGGGAATTTCTTTGGGAAGATGGCTTCACACTCAAAAGTAGAGCCCAGGTCTTTGTAAGAAACATCGCCAGAGATAAAAGACACGCTGTTCGCGTTTGAACTAGCAGTCATCTGGTACACATTAGAATCAAATCTGTCGACATCATTAAAGTCGATATAGTTTTTCTTGACTGCCGTATAACGATAGCTGTCCTCTAGTTTGTACTCTGCTCCGTCAGCATACAGATTGATCTTAATCAGTTCATCGTCAACGCCAAAACAGCGAATCAAGTTTCGAATGGACTTCTCTGTTCCCTTCGAACGATAAATGTAAATGAGATTGTTGTAAATGTTTTGATAGATGTGATTCTTCACATCGTGTAGCTTACTATCGAATTCTTTTTCGTCGTCTACAGACAGGATCTCTTCAAGTATGCTGGCTTTGGTAAAAATCTCAGGAGCAGTAAAGCCTACTGATTCCAGCAAGCGAGCAGCAAACGGCAGAGGCTTCCCTTGTCGATAAACAGCATCCCTGACAGTAGGCAGGGCTTCAATTTTCAAATACAGGTCGTCAAAGAACTCAGCCATGATCTGAGTTAGCTCAAGAAGCGGTTGCCCAGAAACTTCGTCGTCTTCTGTGATCCACGCTGGGAAGGAATTGTACATAACCGAGTTGTTCTCTTGGTCGTATAGGCTACCAGTCAATGCCTTCTCTTCCCTCAAAGCTATCAAGTCCGGGTGAACAGAAGAAATGATTGGATCTAGAAACTCTCTGGTTGTAGCAGAAGCTGAAACCATCGCAGAGCCGGTGTTTCTTGCGCCAACTGCGTAGCCCAGCCACGTTCCGTTAGAAACACGTCCTGAGTAGTCAAGCACGACAGCGTCACCAGAATAAGTCGAAGTGTTAGAGATGACACCTTCGTTGAATTTGTAGTAAAGACCAAGATTCGTGTTGGCTTCATCGGTATTGGTGCCACCACCAATCTGCTTGAACCAGTTTCTACCAATTTTCTTGTCTGTCCTCTTGTTCTTCCAAAATCTAAACTCGTCAAGTGAACCAGAGAGCTTGCCGTCTCCAAGTGAACCATCGGTCCCAGAAACAGCGGTCCCAAGAGCACCGATCCATCCCAGCATCGAACCAGAAACAAGACCGACGGTCGAACCGGTAGCTGCCACATGATGGTTTAGCTCGCCAGCAACATAGAATCGAACATCAAGTCCGCTACCAGAATTAACGATAGCAAAAGCGTAATGGTTCCACCCAGAGCTAGTAATGGCGAGGTTGCTCCCGAGCGGGACTTCAAACGCTCCGTTAGAGCCAGACATATATTCAACAAAGAATTGATTTTCTTGTCCGCTAACTCCGGGATGCAATTCTATACGGAATCTGCCATAGCCAGGGGTGCCAAAAGAAGCGCTGTTCCAGAGATCGAAAACGACTTGTTTATCTGCACCAGAGAGGTTCGTTTTGTTCATCCAAAACTCAACCGTAGTTCCGTTTGCTCCGTTCAACTCTAGGTTCGATGTTCTATCGGTTGTCGGATCGTATTTATTGGCGTCTTCGAAGACTTGCTTGAGGGTCTTCGTCTGGGGATTGGCTATAGTGTTCGGACCACCGAAGAAAGAGATATGTTCAACAGATGTGGGCGTACCATACCCGTGTGCAGGAGAGGTTACAGAACCGTAGACCAGTCCAAGATGCACATAGCCGTTAGAACGAGGATAATCATTCTCGAATACGTAATTCTGAAAGTCTGTAGCTTCATTGTTCCAAGAGAGCTTCTCTGCCAAAGAACCATCGTATGGATAAGTTCGCTGAATCAGGTTTATGGCATCGTCGTAATACTTCTTGGCAGACCCAAACTTAGCGAAGTTGTTCGGATCAGAAAAGTCTATATCCGGAACAAACCTATCCTTATCGGTAAGGTTTTCTCTGATAAAGTCTTCAGACTCGGTTTCATCAGCGAGTTCTCTTATAGAAGTAGCCGAAACAACTTTCTGAGATTTCTCACCAAATAGGTTTTTAAGCGCCACTAGTTATGCCTCATTCTACTCTGAATTTGAAGACTTCATTCTGCTCATAAATCTTGTCTTCAAGTTTGAAAGCGAGTCCAATTCCATATTGATAGTCGGGCTCAAAAATAGACATGTCTAAATCGAAATAGTTGCCGTCTTTGTCGTAGGAAAGAAGTGTGTGCTGATCGCTGCCGGTTCCGTAAGGAATGACTTCAAGTCCGTCGATAACACGGAAAACTCTGTAATATGCGTCTTCAATGGTTGTGTTTTCGATATCCGCAACAGCCATTGTGTAAACGGTTGGAGACCAGTCCTTTGGTCTCGTAAAAGTCCTAAATCGAGCGCGCTCAGTGGTCGAGTATCTTGGCTTCATATTAGTAATGTTAACGACATGGTTGCCAACTTCAAACTGATCCACCACGCTGTAGCTAAGAACCTGAATGGCGCTGCCAGTAAAATATTCAATCCTGCTAGACCCTGTCAGATTGTTGTGCCATACGTCGAAAACTGTTGTTGCGGTTGTGTTGAGAGCCACAGACGCGGTGTAGATACCGGTATCGACAGCCCCACCTGTTACAGAAAGAAGGCTATTGTGCAGGAGAAGCTCTGGTCCGAACGGATATGTCACTCCAGAAAACAAACTCATGTAAATCGGTCCGGTGCCAACAGCAGGAATGTTCCGTAGCCCCTTTGGTGTTCTGTTATACAGGAACAATGTTCGAAGGTTATCTTCAGCTGGTACCAACGAGCTACTGATATAAAAGTTGTTTCGGTTATCCTTGATAGACGAGTTGTAACGCGCTTCGATCCAAGGTCTCTTGTAGAAATGTTCGCTCCTTCTTCCAAAAAATCTCTTTGTAAAGAAGGAGGTAGAACCGCTTTCGGAAGCATCGGGGAAACGAACACCGATTCCATTGCTTGGGATTGTTCCAGAGAGCCAAGATTCTACCAAAACAGTAATATCGACTTCTAGTCCTTCGACACCGTTGTCGAAGCTAGCCGTAGAAACTGGTGAGCTTAAAAAGTCGCCACCACCAGTAGTCCAAGACACTCCAGAAGATGCAGAAAGCCAGTTTGCCGAGCCCAGGTCAAGGTATTGCTCCATATCCAAGCCATAGCCCTCTGTCCACGAGCGTGATAGCGGTTCTACAACAAGATCAAAGTCTTTTGGAGTGGTCTCTCCGTGAAATGCATTCGAAAGCTTCAAAAAGAAGCTAACGCTTCCGCTGGCAGGAATCAAGCCAGCAGTTCTATCTGTTGCAATTTGAGTAACAGGGAAGTCTACTAAAATCCGTGAGGATTCAAGCGAAGCAGAGCTTGCCTGCGCGGCAATAACAAACGCCTCAAGAATATCAGATGCGCCCATGTTTCCAAGGGTACCTCTGTCCGTCAAATTCGCCTTAAACGCATTTGTGATCGTAGTATCTTTTGTAGCTGTCCAGCGCTTGACTCCCATTATTTGATCACTCCCTTGATATCGTCGATTGGACGCTTCACTTCAAAGATAACATTCTGTGGAGCGCGAATGAACCTACCGTCTGGAGAAGTCATCTCGCTGATGTTAAATCTAATATCGGAATACAGTCCTCCAGTCTTCTGAAAGATCTTCACCCTTGTTACGTCCACAACACCAGGCACTTTCTTCAGTGCATCGTAAATATCAGTAATGAAGATTGCTTCACCGATGTCTTTTACGCTCGCAACTAACGAAGATAAAGCAAAGTTAGCGCTAGACAGAGTATCGTACTTGTCTCTCTCTAGATCGCCAACAACACTAAAATTGATCCCGTAGTTAACGATTCTTGCATCAAGAATATCGATGGTGTCGTTTATCATTCTGCTCTTGTTGAGCCAGATCTTTAGGTTCTCTTTGATGACCTGGCTAGTCCGCGTAAGACTTCCGTCACTGTCCTCTGAGATAACGTATAGATTGAGATTCCTCTTGAAAGAATCTGGATCTCTGTAGATGTTCACACGCTTGACCGCTCCATACTTTGGAGGCATCTTGTAGGTCATAGCGATGTAATCTTGATTTGTAACAGCGCGATTTTGAGAAGCAAAGGAGTTGAATACCTGAATCTTTAGTTCTTCTGAGTTGGGCAAGGAAACGTCACCCACGATTGGCTCTTCGTTCGTCACTTCAACCGAAGACCTTACAGCGTTTATTAGGTTTCGATCAAGTGTTGTGATATCTTCGAAGTCTAGGTTAGCTGAAATAACATCTGTGACCGAATCAGTAGCAGCATTCACATTATCTACTGTGTTCGCGCGCGCGACGATACGTAAAGTAGTGTTTGCAGGAACAATCCCAAACTTGTCGGTCTTGATGAGGTTAGAGGGGTCAAACGATTCATCTGGAACGCTGGTTCTACCATGCATATCTAAAACGATGCTTGTTGGATCTACAATCCTTTCAGAAGTTCTCTCTGAATCGTCTGCACCGTGTCCAAATTGCAGATAAACACTATCTCCGATTCTATCCACGACAAACCTGCGGGGAACCGTGAATGGTTTAAGCAAGTTTGGAGCGTCTTCGCTAGTGCTTGTCCTGTTTAGGATTGGACGATAGACCACATCTTGTGATAGGAATTCTACTTCAAAATACTCATGCCCCTCGTCGTCTTCTACTAGAACAACTTCAGCAACGTTAGAAACAGGGACCTTCACCTTCAAGAACTTCTCGTAGTTTCCAACGTCTACGAATGCTTCTTCCAATCTTCCCGAGACTATCCGTCCGTGCGAGCGAATCGCATAAAACGTTGGTAGACCAGTATCTTCGTCTACTCTAGCAACAACCACTTCATTATCCGAGTTATCAAATCGAACGTCTTCCATCAACGTAAAGTTGTTGCCATTTCTTGCCGAAAAGATGCTTCCTTTCTTCAATACCGGAATATATCTCGAATCTGGTCCGAGAGCGCCAGCGTTGGCAGGGACAAGAACGAACAAGGTAGCAATCCCATGAGAAGACGGATTTTCGTGTAAACGAAACCCAAGAGGCTTCGCGTGTCTTAGGATATTATCAAATTCGCTAGCAGTGTCTAGAAAACTCTCATTTGTATTGTAATCAAGATAAAAAGATAGAATATCGCCAGTGTAAGCGACCGTATCGAGCATCAATGGACCAAAGCCCGCCTCGTTGAAGTCTTTGAAGGTGTCTGCGTAATATCTCTTGGCGTGCTCAGTCAGAGAAGACTTGAGAGTATCAAAGTCTCTTGAGAAATAGTTTATAGGTACATTTTTACGCATTTTTTCAATTTCCTCTCAGTAACGTAACTAGTTTACTGCCGAACTGTCAAAGAAAGAATATCATCTTCGGCAGTAGGAATAATAAAGAAATGTACCTCGACGTGTACAAGAGACTCATTTTCGATATCTGGATTCACTATGATATCATCAATCGACACAAATGGCATATATTTTTTTACTTGTTCTTCTATCTTCGCAGTTAAATCTGCATAGGTGGTTTGCAAATTTTGTTCAAACAAGAAGTGCTTAAGTCCTACACCAAAATTCAAGTCCATTATCCTCTCGCCAGGACTAGTCAGAATAATATTCTTTAGATTTTGAGAAACTAAGCCGCGTATGTCTTTAACCAGAGCGTAATTAGGCTCGTCTCCAAAGGATAGTGGCAGGCGTGGTGTAAATCCAGACATTTCGAACTCCTTTCTCTAATTAGTCGCACCCTTCTTGTTCTGAGCCGTCTTCTGCTGGCGCAACAGTCTGTGGCTTCGCTGGCTCTTCCCCGTCAGCACACTTAACCCGGCTCACACTACTCAAATCGATACCGCTAGAAGCCTTTAGCTCTTCTTTTACATCAGTCTTCTCTGCTGCAATTTTGTAGTTTGGAAGCTGGTAGATCAACGGCTCTAATCCAAGGAACCATTCTCCGGGTGGAAAAGTGGGTGGTCCACAGAAAGGACCGAAAAATGGCAAGAATTTGTTAATTGGAAGCAGCGCAGCTGATACCAAACCGTATGGTAGACTGATAGCGTCTCCCGGATACTCAGGCACGCTTTCTACAACAGCTGTTTGATCTTCGCCAGGGCGTCGATCGAGTCCATAGATCGTCTTGTATCCGAATATGTCTGTCTTCGCGGCTGGTATCGTGACAACTCCTCCTTCTCTTAACCTTAACGGTGGAAGACCTGGCAAAAGAGGAAACTCTATCGGATCCCAGAATACCTTAGTTTCGCTAGCCGCATATGCTGGGACCTCAGAGCCTCCGCGAACAATGCACTTCGTCCCATCTGGTTTAATTATTTCGATCGGAGTATATTGCGGAGTAAGTGGATCAATGAAACTGCCGTCAGGATTCTTTCTAAACCGTGGTGCCAAATACCCCGCACCGGCAGCTGCCACAATCTTTGCAACAATTGACAAGTTGGGATCTATAAGCTCTGCCAATCCACGAAGAATCAGGATGGGAGTAATGGTGTGATAGTAAAATGCATCGGGGCTCTTTGGTCCCCCAGGACTACCAATTGAATCGAAATCTGACTTAAACGCAGCCGCATTGCCTGGCACGCCGTCAAGAATCTGTCCGCCAGTAACGCTCGTGTAGTCCCCCATATTTCCCAACACATCGAACAGCGACTTTAGCTTCTGCTTGGTTCCTTCGAACAACGTCTTCATGCTGTCGTTGTTGAAGATCATTGAGCTGTGGATAGCCAACAACGAAATAAGACGCTTTGAGAAGAAGCAGTAATCGAAGAGCAGTCTAGAGTCTATTTCTTCTGCTAAGCCACGAAACAACTTCTCGTATTTCTGTTGAAAGATGTCTTCGATTCTATCTGCGAACTCGGTCAAGGTATTCACTTCAGTCAACGAAACTTCAGACTGAGCAATCGGTACCACAAGATGTTGTCTATATTCGTAGAGAGCATCGATCGGTGGATCGGTGATAACGCCATCTATGTCAGCAGTAATACCGAATCTTTCAAAGAAAGAATCAAATCCTGTCGGTGGGATAGCGGGAGAAGTGCTGTCGTCTACCAGTAGTGGCATTAAATCTTTTTCCAAGACAAAGAATGCCTTAGTCTGGTTTACGACGTTTTCCTCCAATACAAACGGCTTACCATTAAGATCGCACTTCTTCCCTCGGGAAACAATCTGATCTTTACTATTCGGAGAACCAGCGGGCGAAACATACACCAAACGATATCCGTATTTGATGTCTTCCTTGAACAAATCAACAATGTTTTCATCTGCTTCTGTTGTCGCTAAGGTGCTAATAAATTCTTTCCAGTTTTCAAAATTGACTACGCCTCGTAGATTTTTTGCAACAAGTCTACTATTGAATTCCGCATTCTTGGCTTCTGGAATAACCAAATATTTTTCGAGTACATAGCGACCAGAAGAGTCGTTTTCTTTTGTGACAGGATCGACAGGAGGAAACGGGATCTTAAATCTTGGCTCGCTATTGACGAACAGCTCCTTCAAACGCTGATTGTTGGAAGTCTCAAGCCCACCTTGTTGAAAGACTTCGTAATCTGAATAGGTTCCCATCTCGGGAAGCCCAGCTAACAATTCTTCGATAGAAGACTTCTCTTCTTCTTCTGGTACTCCGACAATATCCTTCATTTTCCCAAGAACAGACTTCAGTTGTTCTCGGACCAGTACCTTAAGCTCGCCTGGGATCTTGTCTGCGCCAACTGGCGGGAGCTTATCAGGAGCAGCAAACTGCTCACTAGCAATCATCTTATCATAGGTCAGAACCGCTTCTTTTAAGAATACGTCGTAGTATTTCTCACCACTAGCGAGAAGTCCCTGTCTTTCTAGATCGTTCTTCATCCGAAACGTGACGTAATCTGTCAAAAGCTGATCTTCGATAATATTGCTTCTGTAGCCGTATTCATCGAGTACGAATAAGGAGCGTAGAACGTACTCGATGACGTATACACGGATTGTTGTAAGAACTGCTCCTACGAAACCAGAAGAGTTAATGGGGGCACGAGTTTTGCTAACGCCATCATTGTTAGATTCCTCAACACAATCTTTATCGTATTCTCCCTTCGAAACCTTCTTGATGAATTCCAAGTCCAGCAAGTGAGGATCGGCACCGCATCGCTTTTGCTCATCGGTCGGGTCCGCAGAAAAATTGATCAAGCTGATGACAAGCGTCTCTGTCTTGTCTTTGGTGTCGTCTGTTGTTCCTGGCGCTAGATGGCTTAAGCTTTTGTTGGGAACCTTTTCCAACAGCCTGTTATTTGCTACTGTTTTGCCAGCAGATGTTAGAAATTGTTGTAAGAAGTCTTCGTACTTGTTACCAAATTCAATCTCAGCATCCGCTCTTGCTGCGTCAAAGTTGCCCTTAACTGCTGGCTTTACCTTGTCCATCATCAAAGAGGCAAATGTACTCTTCCTTGAACTTCTGCCATTATAGGACTCTCCTAACTGCTGCGCTCGATCCAACAAGTCTGGCTCTGACACCGATTCGCCTGTGAAGAAGAAGTTTTCAGAAAATGGAATCGCTCCAAGTTGTTGTGAAAACACCTGTCCGCTAGCTGCCACCGTCAATGAGAGGTTCTCGTTTGTCTCTTTGTAACGAATAACCCAAGCAGGAGGCACGGCAGGCACATTAGAGAATTCTTGTGCAGGAGATTGTGGCGGAAGAGAGCCTTGAATCAACACCTCAAAAGAGTTTTCTGCTGTTTCATTAAACGTAACTGCTTTTTCGAACTTCATTCCCTTTTTGAAACTAAGTGCTACTCGTTTTACAACGCTCGAAACAGTGATCGGAGTCTCTCCGTTAATATAGTCTTCTCCAGGGTCCCCGTCAATTTCTCCGTTCCCCTTTGTCGGGACCATTCCGTCGCTAACCATCTTAATCCAGTCTGGGTTGGGAATCTCTTCAGGATCATCAAACGGATTTCTAATTCTAAGAGTCTCCAAAAAGCTGTCGGCTGTGCCGAACAGACTCCCTGCTCCAGCACCCGAAAACACTGGTTGTTTACCACCAGACTTCTTGATTTTTCTAGGCACCGGCTTTACAAGTTTCTCTTCAGCAGAAATAGCATCTGAGTATCTTGGGATCTCTCTATCAAACGCCATCTTGACTGGCTCAAACATTGTATTAAATGTAGAGTTCAGGGCACTTTCCACAACAGCTGGACGAGTGCCATCAGGAAGAAGACCACACAGAATTGGCTCGATCACACTTTCTGGGGTGAAGTCGTTGCTGGATGCTTGTATGACGAGATCAGCAATCTCGTTGTAACGGATTCGTCTTATCTCAATCAACTCATCGATGTTCTTGCTAACGACTTCAGGCGGCTGAGATCTTGACAGAATCGCCTCTCTCAGAGCAAACGCTTCATCGTCTTCCGGACAGAATTTACGTGGAATGTTTCTTGTTCTGCGAGTCTGTCCAGCCAAAATAGCAGCGTTTTTTGTATTGGAAAGACCAGTCAGGTTTCCCAGGGTCTTAAATAGACCCATTACGTGCCCAGGTTTGTTGATGAATGAAAGTTCTTGGTGTTTGACAAGAATTGTCTCAATAACGACTTCTTGAGTCGTAGTTGTAGAAGTGCCAGCAAGAAGATTAAGCATATCACCCGGCGTCAACACAGCAGCTAGACTGTCCAACAACAACCCCACGCCATTCGAAAGCTGTTCTCCAGAAATATTCAGCTTGCCCTTGGGCGCGCGACTAATCGTGCTAAAAATCGTGACTGTCTGATCGTCCGACACTCTGCGTAATGAGAA